TCCCACGCCGCGAGCGGCAGCCGGTAGCGCGCCTGGAGGTAGCTATCCGCCACGCGGCTGGCGGCCTCGAGGGCCTGGTTCTGTTCGGCGCTGGATATGCCGTTCAGCGCAGGCGCGCGCAGGGCCAGCCGGTAGAGATCGGAGAGGGTAGCGTAAGCCATACTGCGGTCGTTTCAATCCTCACTCGAGCTTTTACCCGAGTGCAGCTTCAACCTGTTCTATCTCGCGTTTGGTCAAGCCCAGCTTGCGTAGATTGCTGAGGTTGGCCCGCACCGCCTCGAGGGTTGTAAGTCCGGCGGCCTCGAGTTTGGTGCGGGCGGGAAAGTCCTCCGGCAGAGGGGTTTCGGTCGCCTTTGAGGAGTCCTCCGGCAGAGGGGCTTGATCCGCTAATTCTTGACGTTCGCGCCAATGCCGCCGTAGTGCAGTGAGCCCCATCATTCCTCCTACTGAGTGATTAGCCGCACCACGCCGGCTTTGTCGCTGTTGGGCAAACGACCGTAACGATGGGCCACGTAGTAGATGTTTGTAGCCAGAATAGTAGAGTCGGCAAGAATATCGCGGTCGGTCTCAATAGTGGGAACGCGGTTGTACCACAGTGCCAGCGCGCCGCGCTTGATGAGGAGCGAGACGTATTTGACGGGGCTACCGGTGATAACGGGAACGCGATCAGAGACGATAAGGGGCAACCCTAGCACGCTGGGCAAACCCCCCCCCTGAGGGTCGGCAAACAACGGAAGTCCATTGGAATCCTTGACCTTGCGTAAATCCCTAGCAATCTTGGAATGCACCACAAACGCGGCTACATCATTGTTGTCATCGCCCCACTTATACAGCGCATCCACGATGGCATCATAGCTGATAGTAGCGGTGGAAGCGTCATGATCAATAGCCCCCATACCTCCCGTGCCAGGTGCCGCTGCTTTACTGATCAAAGCGCTATCAAATTTGCGCCGAGCGCCCTCGATGATCTGACGGCTGGCCTCAGCGTAGGGATCAGCATACATGGCGGCCATCTGCGCCCAAGTCGTCATTTCGACCGCTTTTCCTGCCCGCTGCACGGTGCTGGTCTCACTGGTCATCGTCAGCGTAGCCGGAGTCAGCGCAGCCCCCTCGGCTACATCGTCAAACTCCCCGATTGAACCAAAAAGCGGGACTTTTAGCGTATCACCACCCCGAGCAGACTCCGGCAGTGTTGACGACTCAACTACCGCAGCGGAGCCGTAGAGCGCAATACGATTCGGCCATCCAGCGGCTACCGCATCGGCCAGGATTTCCGGAATTACCAGGTTGGAACGAGTAGTTGCAGGCATCTATGACCTCCTAATAGCCCAGCGCCTCTTTGCGCAGGCGACGGTACAGCTCTACGTTTTGCTGGTACAACTCCTGTTTTTCGCGAGCCGATAGCGTATTCCAGGAGAGATTTTTCTCTGCCGGCTCCTGGGAAGGCTCGGGGAGTATCCGAGGAGCCACCTGCAAAAATGCCTCAAGCGCTTCAACGCTTTGCTTCTCAGCCCAGGCCAGCATCGCCGGGGTGAGTTTGCCCTCCCGTTTGCCCTGCTCGAGCAGAGAGCGCTTACGCTCGTTCACGCGTTCGGCCTCCAGGGCGGCCAGGCGCTCCTGAACACGGGGCAGCTCCTCGGCGGCAGAGCGCCATGCCTGTACCACGGCCAGCGCCTCGTCGGCGCTGGTGCGCCCGGTGAGCGCGGTCAACTGCCGCTCGAGGCCAGCCAGCCGGGTAATCGCGGCCTCAGCCTCGGCCTCGATAGCGCCGTCTCTCAACCCTAACATCCGCAAGATTTTCTGCATGCTGTTCCTCCTTGCTACTAATGGTTGCATCCGCTTAGTGGCCGGTATGTTGGTGAGCGCCAGATTGATCAGCTCCACAATCCGGCCTTCTTTGTCGGTGTAAAACGCCGGGCTGAAGTAGCGATACTCGCGGGACGCGAGTAACGCCTGAGCCCGCTCAGTCCACTCCACGTTGATCGCCCATAGGCCATCCTCCCGCAGCTCGAGGTCGAACCAGCCCGCCGCTGGAACCGGGCCATTGCTCACGGGCTCGAGCGCCTGATGCTCATAGTCAATCGAGAGCCGGTTGCCGTACTCCTGCCAGCGCTTGAGCACGCTCGTCGCGGCCTCGGAGTCGAACAGGAACACGCCCTGGGTGGTCTCCACCTGGCCGAAGGGGAAAATACGAAACTCCCTAGGGGGGACACCCTGGGGTAGCTCGAGGGTCAGTTTGTGCCGTTGCATAGATTATCCCCAGGCTTGCACCTGGGGCTCCTTGGGTAGAGTTTTCCTACTCTAGCGTTAGAATATCAAAAAGCGGAATAGATTCCAAGGGGCCAATTCAAATTGTTTTCTTGATGTAAACCGCCCAAAGCTGAGGATCGTAATCCCTGGGGTCAGGGCTCCACTCCCACGAACGGGGGGCGTTGCCGAAGCCTTCTTGTGGAGATTCCTTTGGTAACTGCTGGGTGATGCCTCTAGCCTGGGCCTGTTCTGAGGAGAGGGTTCGTATTCCGCTGCGGCAGTTGAAGTGCAGCGGGGGGGTGTTTTGTTTCCACCACGGGTCGTCCGCCGGGAGCACAACCCCGTTGCGCTCTCGGCAAATGCTCGTAGTTCGGCTGTCCAATACAGCGTCGTACATCCAGTAGGGGCGCTGCTCAATCACTTCCGGGCGGGTCATCTGCGCCCAGCGGCCCGAGGAGTAGGCCATCTGCACATTGGTGCGAAAAATGGTCTCGAGCCGCTGCCCATCCGGGCGGCCCCAGGCGGTCTCGAGTTTTTTTCTCATTTCCCTGGCCCACTCGCGGTAGGGAATGCCCTCTTCCAGCGCCCGGCTCAGGCTGTCCCAGACCTCGGCCACCACGTCCAAAAGGGCTACCCCACTCACAGTGAACGCTTTGCGTTGAACCTGGGCAGTGAGGGTGTCCCACTCTTCCCGAGTAAGCGGCACTCGGGAGCGGAACCAGGCGATAGCCTCTTCCGGGTTGACCGGGTTGGCGCTAACCTTCCACATCGGATCGCACCGCGTAGCGCCCGGCCAGGTCGGCCAGGATTAAGGCGTTTTCCATCAGCGTAGCCAGGTCGTCGGGGTTCAGGCTGGGGAATAGCTCAAGCAGCCGCGCGCGCAGTGCATCGTAACCCTCGGCCTGGTCTATGGCCTCGAGTACGCGGGCTAGGATTGGACGCATTGACCTCGCTCCGGCCTCCCGCGCGTTGTCGGCCAGCCGGTCGGCGTAGAGCTGGCCCTGCACGAAGCCGCTGGAAGTGCGCACCTGGTCGCCCGAGGCCAGCCGAACCAGCCCAGCCTGCGAGGCCTGTAGGGGCACGTCGTAGCGCTCGAGCAGGGCCGATATATCTACCGGGGCTCCAGCCTGGGCCAAAGCCGCCACGGCCTGGGCTAGCCGGCTGAGGGTGGCGGCGGCCTGCGCGGTATCCTCGGGCAAATCGGTATTCCAGCGCGGCCAGGGAGCCAGCCGAGCGTCGCCATAGTTGAACTCGGCCCAATAGGCCAAAACCTGCTCGCGCATGGAGGTGGAGAGCCCCTCGGCGTCGGCCTCCAACAAATCCCGGCGCACCGCGTCGTGCACGCGGGCCGCGGCGAACGAACCACCCCGCACCTCGGTGGTGAGGTTCTGGCCCAGGATGGCCGTAGTCAGGGCGGTGTTGGCCCACTCGATGGCCGCCTGTTTGCTCTGCCACACATCCCCGGAGGGCGAGAGAATCTGCAGGCTGTAGCCCTCGGGCAGGGCGATGCCGGTGGAACTGCCCAGATCGGCTAGGTCACGGGCCAGCTGCTCGCGGGCCTCGGCGGTGGTGGGGCCACTGGCCTGGCCCACCCGCAGCGCCCCTACCTCGTTATCGCGCGCCCAATAGCGCACCGCGTCCTGCTTGACCAGCCACGGTACGGCCAGCGCGCGCCAGAGGCCCTGGCTCCAGGGTCGCCGGGCGCCGTAGGGGGTATAGAGCCACCAGGCACCGGGGCGAGGCTCTACCATCCCTCCCTCGCGGGTCTGCACCTGCCAGACGCCGCGCTGGGGGTCGTAGCGCAGGTTGCGCGGGTGCCAGACCTCGAGCACCGGCAACACCCGCCCGCTCTCGCCCTCCTGCCAGTCCAGGCGGGCCAGGCCCACCCCCAGCAGGAGCCCCCAGGCCACGAGTTGATATAGGGATTCTTCTGGGGCAAAGGCCCAGAAATCGGCCTCGAGGGCCCGCGTGATGGTGCGCCCCTCGCGGTTGTTGGCAGGCTCAAATGCGAGGGGCAGGCCCAGCAGCCCCCGCACCCGCGTCCCCAGGGCGGCTTGGACGCGGTCGTCCGCCAGCGTGGCCTCCGCTAGCTCAGCGGCCAGGGAGAGGTTGCCCCCCTGGGCCAAGCGCCAGGCGGTGCCGAGGTCGGCAGGAGCCCACTCGGTGCGCCCCCACGCGGAGGGCTCGTTGACTAGTTGCGGTTGAGGTTTCGCCATATCTCCATCAGCTTCTTTCTCGCCAGGATGTATTGGACGCGGGTGGGCCGCTCGGCGTGAAGAAAATCAGCCAAATCGCGAGCCTCCTGGCTGCGCGCTTTAGCGGGAACATCAACCTCGAGGGCCGCGCGCAGCAGGGGTTGCACCCGGCTCCAGGGAATCTCCCGACGCTCCACCCGCAGCGCGTAGCAGCTCGCGCTGGAGAGGAAGGGCTGCTCGAGGCTGCTCCACTGGCTGGGAGCGCCCATCCGCCTCATTCGCGCCCGCAGGGCGGCGGCGAAGAGGAGAGCAACGTCGGCTCTTCCTCGCTGAGCTCGAGCGTATAGAACGTGTGCCCGCAATTTTTGCAATTGTAACGACGTTTCAGCGCTACGTCCGGCCATACACCCTCCAAACCCACACGCCCGCGCAGGCGAACCGCAACGCTCCCACAGCGCGGGCAGGGTACAGGGTAGAATTTGCCTAGTCTAGGCATAGTGTACCACAAACGGGAATCTATTCCCGCTCATCCCCACCTCGAGCGCACCCGAACCGAGATGTACTCCGGCGGCCCACCGCGCACCGTCCAGAGGGCCAGGGCCAGGCTCATCACGGTGTCGTCGTGGGCCCCACTGGGGGCCTCGTAGCTCACCCCGTAGGCGGTCTGGCGGGCCTGCAAGGCCCGTAACTCGGCCAGCAGGGTGGGCTCTGGGTAGAGGTGCAGGCGCTCTTCTGCCAGGGACAGACGTAGCTCGTTGACGAGCTGCTGTTTGGACTGGGCGGTGAAGCGGAAGGGGTGCGTCTGCGGCCAGGCCCGGCGAAGTCGCTCGTACACCGGATCGCCCACTCCGGTGGCGTCTACCGTGAGCCGAGCCTGGTAGCGCTCGAGCAGCCCCAGCACCCGCGCCTCGGTATAGCTCCACTCGCTTTGCCAGCGCTCTTGATGAACCAGGCGGTAGGGAAGCTCGGTCACGTCGAGGATGCTCAGGCTAGACCAGTCGGCCAGGCGGGCTAAGTCCAGTCCCGCCGCGTAAACCCGGCCCGTTCGGGGAGGTTCTGACCCCTCCAGGACTGTCGCCCGCTGGATCAGCTCTTCCGGGATGGCCCCTCCGGCCTCGAGGAACTCCGCCAGGTACTCTTGCCGGAACGCCCATTCACCCAGGGCCCGGCGCTCGGCCTCGAGAAAGGCGCGGTCATAGCGGCTAATGTCGTAGGCTGTCACCCGCACCCTGTCCCAGTCGTCCGACTTGGAGACCCACTCCCTCCAGAACCAGCCCCTGGTGCCAGCCGGGGTGGAGAGGGCGAGGATGCGGCCACCCGTCATGGCCAGCATGGGGCGGACGGCGATGTAAAGGTCATCCGACACGTAGGCCGCCTCGTCCAGAACCACGAGGTGGGCAGAGTAGCCCCGCACGCCCTCGGGGTTTTCTGGGAGGGCGATAATCCGGCCCCCACCTCGTAGCTCCAGGTAGGTCCTTCCCTCAGCCTCTAGGGGCACGCTGGCCAGCCGGGCCAGGCTCCGCACCCGGAGGGCCAGCTCGGTGGACTGGCGCTCCGTGGGCGAGGCTATGAGGACGGTGCCGCCGGTCATGAGAGCCGCCCTCAGGGCCACCACGGCAGCGGTGGTGGATTTCCCAGCCTGACGGGCGGTGAGTACGAGGGTATTGCGGCGGGTGGCGAGATGGGCCACCTGGAGTTGCCAGGGGTCGGGGGAGTCTATTCCAAACAGGCTGAATCCAATCCTCGGGGAGACGATGAGGGCGGGACTGCGGTCGCGTAACGCTGATTTAGCGGCCATCGGTCAACTCCATGAGGATGCGGCCCACTCGTTCCGCTAGCTCCGGCTCGTCCTCCAGTTCCCGGGCGATGCGGACGGCGAGGGCCCGAACGTCCAGGTAGTTGTGCACCTCCACCCGACTTCCGGCGTCCAACTCCCCGCGAAGGCGGGCCTCAAGGGTCAGCAACTCCCGGGCCTCCTTCAGGAAGGCGGCCGCCCCGGTGTAGCGGTGATTTGCGGCCGCCTCTTCCAGGAGCTGGCGGGCCTTGGCGTTTAGCTGGCGCACCTGGTCCAGTATCGTGCCGCCGTACTCCACCACCTCCTCCTGCACGGCGGCCTTAGCCTGCTGGGAGAAGTGAGCCCGGACGTGGCGGATGACGGCCTGGGGGGAAACGGAATATCGGAACGCTATGCGCCGGTATGGCTCACCACGGGCAATAGCCCGTTCTATCTCTTCCCGCTGTGGATGAACGCACACCGTGCACGGTCTGGGCATATTCTCCCTGTCCCTATGGTACGAAACGGCCGGGTTTGTATCGTAACGGCGAAGTCGCTATACGACCGCATTACGGCTCCGGCTCTATCGGCTCCACCACCAGCCGCACTTTGCCCGGCCGCTCGGGAAGGTTTCGTTCTGCGTACAGCTTAGCTACCTGGT